TGATACCATCAAAGGTTGAAGGATTTTGATAAGCGTCTGAATCAGAACTTGTCCATACAGGACCTCTGAATCTTACAGTGTCATCTGTAGATCTTCCATGACTTTTTTCAAAAACATTTATAATTCCAGAAGACGCTGCAATAGTTTCAAAAGGATCAGGTCCTAATATTGTAATAACTGTATTTTCAGTTCTTGCGGGTCTTGCATATCTTAAACCATGTCCTTCTACACTATAATGTCTTGCTTCATCTTGAGGATGTCGCGCTTCATATTCGGATTTATGAACAAACATACCATTCCATTCTCTAACCATTTCTCTATATGGAAATTCCATACCACTTCGATCTGATATTGCTTTAGCGTATTTTCCTCTTGCAAATGCCATAGTTAACCACTCGGATAATAAGATTCTGGAGTTATATAAGTACTTGTAGAAGATCCATCTTCTGCCAGAGCTCTTTTTAATTCGTCTTCATATAATAATTTTAATTCTTGCACTCTTTGAGGTGCATATTTTTGAGCTAAATAAAATGATAAGCCTGATGCCATACAAGGTATAAATCTATATGGAACATCTGTTGCATCGGTATAAGTTGCATCTGCATCTTCAATTCTTTTTACAAAAAACATATGAACAGCTTTTGATGCGTTAGAAGAATCGGGTGTTGGATAAATAGTTACAGTTGTCTTATCAACAAGTCTTTGAACAAAATATCTAGAAGGAGTTCCCTTAGACAATTTATTAGCGAGTCCAGAATAAGTTGATCGATCTGTTTTTGTTAGAGCAGAATCAGCTTGACCAGTATCTCCTTTATCGGTTCTAAGTGTAGCCTCTAAAACATCTGCTATTCCATAAGTAGATGTTCCACTTGTTCCACCTGCAGTAACAGAACTTGTTGCATCACCTGATGCTCTATAAAAAGTATATTCAGCTTGACCTTCAATAAGATCAATATTGGTGTCGCCTACTTCCCAGTAGTGCAAACCTCTATTACCCCATTCTTGAAAAAGAATGTTTAAAGATCTTCTTGCTGCTCTTAATTGATTTCCTGAAGTTGCTTGTAAGCCGATTCGCTCATAAGATTCTGCAATAATATCATCAACAGCAAATGTCTTGTCGAAAGTGACTGTTCCAGAAGTAGTATTAGCCATATGCTACCTCCTAATATAGCTTCTTAAATTCTGCTACAATCGTATACATATTTCCAGAATCCGCCGCACCTGGAACCACAAAGTTTACATCACTTTGGTTGCTGTTAGAAGATTTATCTGCTGGTATGCCACCAAATTCTCTAAAATCCCAATAGCCTGTTCCTGTTAAACCAAGAACTGGAATGTCACCATCTGAATCTTCTTCATCTAAACGTGCATAAGAGTCTCCGCCATCGCCACCTTGACAAGAAAACCAAATTCTTTGTAGATTTAAATGCGCAACTGAATCTCCTGCAGCGTTTGAATCTAATGCTGAAACATCTCCAAAAACTGTTGTTCCACCATTTCCATCTGATTGATTTACTATTTTGATAACAACCCTGACAGCATTTTGCTGTAGAATTGTTGGTCCTGTTACTACGTCTGCCATAATCCCTCCTTAATCAAGATTACTAGATGGGGCCGAAGCCCCATCTTAATTTATTTATTATTCAAACAACAGTCTGCTAATTGTCATATAACTAACATTCAGTGCTGCTGCCGCGCCGTCGCCAGCTTCAATTCCTATACAAGGAATTAAATCAGTGTTATCTTTCAACGCTGCACCCTTTTGAGTGTTAGCATTGGTAGCTGAATAATTCGCTGCAATAGTTGCTTGAGTTGTTCCAGTAACCGAAGTTGTGTTATCAAAAGCCGTTATGGCACTTGTTGTTACACTATATTGTCTACCATTTACGTAAACCGATGGTTTTCTATCGCTATCCATCACAATTTTTAAATGATAGTTTGTATCAGCTGCTACTGTAATACCTGTATTAGTTAGGTAGTCAGTGCCGGTATTAGAATGAATAAAGTACAATGGACCGTAGTCGTCAATTAATTGCCCGTTCGTTGCGTCCGTTGCAAAATAAAAATATGCTTGGTCCGCATCCGTTGAGGGAAGTTGATCACTTGTTAACTTCATACCAGCCCAAATTTTTTGGTTGTCAATAGCCGAACTTGTTCGAACTAAAGCTTCCCATGTAACTTGGTTTTCATTACCCCACTTGACACCTGTCCAAGCTGTTTGTCCACTGTCTAAGTGTGGAACCAAAATGGCTTGGTCTTGGTCAGCGCCTGCTGTTGTCAACGTAACTGCTGCAACAGTCGCACTTCTAGTAGCTAGGGCTGTTGTCATGTTAGTACCTAGTACTTCAAAGTTATTGTTTTTACCTGTTGCTGTTGAACCAGCTTTAAAAACTTTAACTGTTAATGTTCCAGATCCAAGGTCTATCGCACCACCTGTAAAGTTTCCTAAAACAACTGTAGCTACGTTTGATGCTGTTACTGATGCCGTTATAGTTAAATCTGTAACATCAATACTCATTGTTGCTACCGCATAGTCTCCTAATGCTGCGCCTGTAACTGTTACGTCTTCTGCTAACTCATTGCCGTCATCTATGCTGCCCCAGTCTTTTGTTTCTGAGCCTTGTAGGTAAGCGTTAAGAGCAGGAAGTTGATTAAAATACTCGTCGAGATAATATCTTCGAGAGTCTTTCAACCCGCTTTGAACCGTTCGATCAGAAATAAGACCTGTAGATGCAGTTTTACTAATCACCTTAAAGTTGTTCTCGGATCGTACCGGACCGTTAAATGTACTATTTGCCATATTATAATCCTCCTAGTTTGCGAATGCTGTCTCTAGGCCGTCGACTATACTCGTCAGCATCCTAAATTAATTGTATAGTGATTAATCTATACCCCAAATTTAAATTTGGCGCAAGTGATCTTATAGTAAAAAGTTGATTTTTTGATAGCGCTTAAGTGGCTATCGAAACTTCGGGCTTGGCGTCTTTAATTTGTTCAAGACGAGTAGCGTCTTCAAACTCTCGAGCGATGATCTCTTTAACAATTTCCTGAATTTTTTTATCAATATAAGACATATTAATATTATACTTGCCCTCCTTCAGGTGCTCTTGTTGCCACTCTAGTTCCAAGGACCGTTTCGTAGTGTATAGGTCTTCGGTCATTGATAACCTCCTCATAAGTTATCCATTTACCAGTTTTAGTGGTAAATCCATTTTTTTCGAACTTTACCTCATTTTTTCCTAGTTTGTCAAGGATTGCTTTTTCAATACCTATAGCGGTGTCTTCACACGTAACATTAAAGTCCGCATAATAGCCACAATATCGAATTTGTATTCTGAAGTTTTTCATAAGGAATTTCTATCTTTATAGTCGAAATGAGGCAGTTTTAAGGCCGCCTCATTTCTAATTTATTGATTACGCTCCTTGTACGCCAAAGATACCTCTATAGTCAGATACGCCAAAAACGTATCTTTCTCTAGCTTTGTATCTTACGTTACCAGTATCAAAGTCCCCTTCCATTGCAGTTGTCAATGGTGTTCTTTGGAACATTTTCATACCGTTTGGTACGTCCGTAATAAGATACCAGCTATCAGTATCAGTTAAGAAATTGTTCACTCGATATCCATGAGGAACCATTCCCATTGAGAAGATAGCACTGAGATCATTATCAGCTGTACCAGTTCTACCTTGAGATTTTAACAATCTTTCAGCATTGAATTGGTTTTCAGAAGGAACGATCATTTTCATTCCTCTAGCTGCGATTTTAAGACCTCTTTCATCAGTCAGTGCAGCAATGTCAATCAATGCTTGCTCTAACGATGTTTCGTTAAGGTCTGCTTGTGTACTTAGTGTGTTTGAAAAAGTTCCAGCGATCGTTGGATGTGCTGTATTGAACAAAGATACTGCATCACCAGAATCAAAGTTGTCAGTTGTTGGCAACCCTTGATTTAGTGGATTAGCAGCTTTGATCTGTTTAGCATTTGCCATTGATCTCGCTAGCGCTTTTGTATAACGAGACGATAGTCTGTCATACAGGTTATCTTCCATTGCTTCTTCAGTTAAAGCGAATGCAAGAGCCACTGTTTCATTAGTGTATCTTGCAGTAAATGTTTCTTGTGCGTTGTCATATGCAACAGCCGAACCCTCAGGTTTGACATATGCATTAGCAAAGCCAGATAACATTACTTCTTCTTCAAAAGCTCTGTCAGATGATTCAGTAACATAAATTTCTTTATGCTCCTGGTCGTATCTTTTATACTCGAGTCCGAACAAGGCGTTTAAACCTGGCTCAAGCTCTTTTACGAGTTG